ATATCTAAATCCTAAGAAGCATAATGAAGCCTCTACTCTGTAAAGCAGGGCAACAACTTCGTGAGCAGATTGATGATTCGTTTCCGGACAGAGATCGTAAGTCTGATGGTTGGATAGGCGATGCCAAGCACTCCAATCGTAAGAGTGACCACAATCCCGATCCGTCTAACGGAATCGTCAGGGCTATTGATGTGGATAAGGACTTCGACTCACGCCCCAGCACAGGTGCTTATCTTGCCGACCAAATACGCCTATGTGCCAAAGCAGGAGATAAGCGAATCTCATATGTTATCTATGCAGGCAAAATCGCATCAGCTAAGAAGTCTTGGCGTTGGCGTCCTTACGATGGGATTAACCGCCACGATCATCACATCCATATTTCATTCACTAAAGAAGGCGACCAAAACGGTAGCTGGTTTGATATCCCGATGCTAGGAGCAGACAGATGATGCAAGACCTTAAAACAGCAGCAGGCTCATGGGCTAGAGCATTTTTAGTAGCAGTTCTCTCATTAGCAGCAGCTGGTGTGACAGAGCCAAAAGCGTTAATCGCTGCTGGACTTTCATCATGCTTGCCACCAGTTATTCGTTGGTTAAATCCTAACGACTCAAGCTACGGCATTAAAGCATAATGAGTGCCCTTAACTGGGCGGCTCTCGCAGTTGCAGTTATCTCAATCGTTACAGCCTTTGCAGGATCAATCCGCTGGCTAGTGAAGCATTACTTGAATGAACTAAAACCTAACGGTGGTTCGTCAATGAATGACAGATTGAATCGACTTGAAGGGCGTGTCGAAACAATCATTTCTTTATTGGAGAGGTGACAATTTACACATGGCAAGAAAAGCAACTAAGAAGCTAGTGGATGAAGGCTATTCCAAACTAGATGCGTGGGCTATAGGTGTGCATGAAATGTATCGCGCCCTGCGCAGAGCAGGCTTCGATGTTGATTTGGCACTTGGCATAATTACGGAGAAAAACGCGTATCCGGACTGGATACTTCCTACTCCAATTAACCCAAATATCCCAGAGCCAGACTGGTATGACGATGAGGATGAATGAAAAGAACTGTTGTAGTTCCAGACTTACAAGTTCCCTATCACGATTCAGTAGCTGTTAAAAATGTTGCAAGTTTTATTAAGGCGTTTCGCCCCGATTCTGTCGTTACTCTCGGAGATGAAATCGATCTCCCACAGATATCACGATGGACAGAAAACACACCAGGCTGGTACGAACAGACACTAGCTGCTGATAGAGACGAGACAGTCGAAGTTCTCTGGTCATTAGTTGAGCATTCTAAAGAAGCTCACATGATCCGTAGCAATCACACAGACCGTCTTTACAACGTCACGATGAAGAAGATCCCTGCATTCTTGGCTTTGCCTGAGTTGCGCTTTGAGAAGTTCATGAAGCTCGATGAACTAGGCATTACCTACCATAAGAAGCCCTACGCCATCGCTAGGGGCATTGTGGCAGTTCATGGGGATGAGCAAAGCGTAAAGCCTACACCTGGCTTAACAGCCCTTGAGGCGGCTCGTAGGCATGGTATTAGCGTTATCTGTGGTCATACCCACAGAGCAGGTCAATCAGCCTTTACAGAGGCTTCAGGGGGCAAAATAGGGCGCATCCTGAGAGGCTGGGAAGGTGGGCATCTTATGGATGTCCGACAGGCTCATTACACTAAAGGCACAATGAACTGGCAGCAGGCGTTTATCATCATTGAGGAGATTGGCACAAACGTGCAGGTCAGCATTATTAACCTAGAGAAGGACGGTACTTTCGTTGTGTCAGGTAAGAGATACGGGCGCGCTCGGTAACGATGTAATTCGTGACATTGACGACCAGATGGACGCCTCAGAATTGTTACCGTTTCGTTATCAAAATCTACTAAATAAACCCTGATAGCTGTGTAACACTAAAGCCATGAAGTTCGAAGCAGTATCGGCGGGACTGTTCAACAGGCAACTGTGTGGGCTTGCGTTGAGATTGATCTCTCAGCAATAAAGACTTGGGTTCGACTCCCATCAACTTCATAAGACAACTAACGAAAGGGCTACAAATGATAATTAACTCAATGACGATTCTGATAATCGCAGGTGTAGGACTACTGTCCTATTTTTCATTCCGTTGGGGTCAAGAAGTTGGCTATGACGAGGGGCTTGTAGATGGTCGCACAGCCGTCCGAAAGTATTACGAGCAGGTGGGTCGATGAAAGCAACTGAGGCGCTTATCAATGCAATCGACATCATGCAAGATCGTGGCAAGGTCTACGGTCATCCGAAAATCAATCAAGGTCGCATCGCTGCAAGGTTATCCTGTCTACTTGATTACCCAATCACAGACGCACAAGCTGCTCTTGCAATGGTCGAAGTCAAGCTCGCAAGAATCACCGAAACACCAAGCCACACAGATTCTTACATCGATGCAATAGCCTATTTAGCAATAGCAATCCAATTACAAACAGAGGCGGATGAACTTTATGTTTAATTTAGAAAACTATGAAACAGTAGATGAAAGACTAGAGAAGTTTTGGGAGAAGTATCCTGATGGACGAATTGCAACCGAACTGGTTAGTGCGCAAGAAGGACGATATATTGTACAGGCGTTCATTTATAAGACTTATGCCGATCCTGTCGCGTTCGCCACTGGACTCGCTGAGGAGACGATTTCTACTCGCGGTGTTAATGCAACTAGCGCATGCGAAAACGCGGAGAGCAGTGCGATTGGGAGAGCGTTACATACAGGCGGGATTAGCAAACACAGTGAAGGAAAGCCAAGACCATCGAGAGAGGAAATGGTTAAGGTCACAAGAGGAAAGCTCGCAGAGCCATCAAAAGAATATATCCCTGTCGTAAATGAAGCTGATCCATGGACTATTAAAACAGTCGCAGCACCAACGACATCAGCTGAAGCAGTCGCTGTTGTGAAGGACATTATAGGCGGCACAACCGACAAGGATGTTCCTCGTTGTCCTCATGGTGAAATGCATTGGGCGCATGGAATGACTAAGGCGAATAAGCCATGGGGTCATTTTAAGTGCATGGCAGCAGCTACAGGTGAGATGAATCGATGCCCTAAGGGTGAAGATGTTATTTGGTATGAAATCAGTCCAGAAGGCAATTGGCGACCACAGAAGGTGAGAGCTTAACATGACACACGATGAGTTGCTAGAGGACTTGAAAAATGTTGCGGAGTTTGCTGATTATGAACCATATCCAAAAGCCGTAAAAGCTCTTTGCGCAGTAGTGGAATTGTGCAAGCAATCCGAAGAGTTAAAGATAATAGGTATTAAATCAGTCTCGTCCATATCTACAGAGTTCCTAATTAAAACCATTAAGGAGAAACTAATCTAATGGGCGAAATGGTAATCTTTGATGATGGCACAGCAACCATCATGGGCGGACAGCTCGAAGAGCCGCAGGATATTGTTATCTATTGCGATTTATGCAATGAGCCTTTGGCTATCACTCCAACAGCTATTGATGAAGTTTATCTACGCTGCATCAAATGCTTCACAATAAATGCCAAGCCAGCACAGAAGGAATAGAGGTTTAGCAACCGAGCGACTTGTCGCAGACTACTTGAGGGAGTGGTGGCAATACGCTACGGTTGGAAGAGGTGCAGATCCGTCTGGTGACATCGTGAACCTTCCATTTGATGTGGAAGTTAAGGCTGTAGCCAAGTTCGCACCGCTAGCATGGCTTCGCCAAAGCAAGGCAAGGACAACTAAGAGTGGGAAACTTGGGGTGGTTGTTCTTCGCTGTAATGGTCAAGGGACATTAGTGTCTGAGTATGCGGCACTATTACCGTTACACGCTTTGGTGGAGCTACTGCTCAGAGCAGGTTATGACAAGATTCCTTTAGAGTTAAATCCCATTAGATGTAACAAATGTGGTGGTTGGATTATTGAGAAAATGGAGTGCAAAACCTGTGAGAAAGAAGCGACTAATGCCAATGTATGAATATCGTTGCCCTATTTGTAATACTCAAATGGAGCTTGAATTATCTATGGATCATGACTTAGTTCGATGCACAGATTGTGGCGCACAAGCTAATCGCATCTATTCAGTACCTGGCTTAATCTTCAAAGGAAAGGGATTCTACTCAACAGATAAGTGATGTAACTCACATATTCATTATGTCCCAATATGTCCTAATTTAGTATGAAATGAGGTCTTGACATGACCAGTACACTCAGAGGGCTAGAGCACATCAGGTGCTCAGAGCGAACCGCTAAGCGGACAGTTCGCTCGGTAGCAATCGTGTTAGGGGCAGCTCTATGCTTCAACATGGTTTCAGCTGCAAGTGCGACAAACGATCCTAATAAACGCATAACATCAAAAGAGTATGCAAGAGGACAATTAACTACAAAAAACTGGAAATGCGTTGCAACACTTTGGGGTAAAGAAAGTGCATGGAATTGGAAAGCCGTAGGTAACTTAAACGGTACTCATCGAGTATATGGAATTCCACAAGGTAAATCAGAGTTCCTAAGAACAGCAAACCCACTACAACAAGTAGATTGGGGATTGCGTTATATAGGTCATAAATATGGATTTGTGCGTACAATAGAGGGCATGCAGCCTAATACATGCGCTGCCTTAAATCATTGGCGTAAAAAGAATTGGTACTAAATGGCAGTATATGGATTGACTGTTAGAGGCTTATGCCATTGTGGTAAGAGGGTAAGAGCTAGAGGTAGGTCCACTAGTGGACTACAGATATATGACACTAAATGCTGGTCCTGTAGATGTGAGTACAGAAAGCATAAGAAAGATAGTTGTCAGTTCTGTGGCTTTGTAGCCACACACCCAGTACAGCTAGATGTAGATCATATAGATGGAGATAGAACAAACAATGATGAGTCAAACCTTATGACCTTATGTGCTAACTGCCATAGGTTAAAGACTCATGTGAACAATGACCATCTTCGAGGTAGAACATGAGTCATGTTAAAAGAAAGAGCAACGACCCTAGAGATAGCAGAGCATGGCGTGCATTGCGTAAGACTATCCTTGCAAGGGATCAGTACATCTGTGCTTACTGTGGTCAGGATGCAGATACTGTGGATCATGTGCATAGCATCAAGAACAACCCAGACATGGCAATGAATCCAGAGAACCTAGTGAGTGCGTGCAGGCGTTGCAATAGCATGAAAGGTTCACGCTCAGAAGGCGTTTTTTTAGCACGCAAGTTCACCCCCCCTGTATTTCCTGCCAATCTTTCCCCGACAACCACCAGTTCGGTCCAAGCCGGTCCGATGTCTGGACAACCTAAACCAAAACTATGACAGTTCAAACCAAAAGAAAAAAGAAGCTTGTTGGGGATTTGAAACCTAGACTCCACAGTCCTTGGCTTAAAGGCAAATCTAGAGTCGATGAGGTTATTGAGTTAGCCGAGAAGATTGGTCAGCCATTACTTGAATGGCAGAAGCTTATTCTTAAAGATATGCTGACGATTGACAACAATAATCAATTCATCAAGCGCAGCACATTGCTTTTAATCGCTAGGCAGTCCGGGAAAAGCCATCTAGCCCGTATGCGTGTCTTGGCAGGCTTATTCTGCTTTGGCGAGAAGGACATCCTCATGATGTCATCAAATAGATCGATGGCACTCAAATCTTTCAACATTATTGCAGACATCATTGAACGCAATGACTTCTTGCGAGTTCAACTAAAGAATGGCGACCCTAAGAAGGGAATCCGTAGAACTAACGGCGATGAGCGCATAATCCTTGAATCAGGAGCGCAGGTAGAAGTTGTGGCAGCTACATCCGATGGAGCGCGTGGTCGAACCGCAGACCTTCTATGGATTGACGAATTACGAGAAGTAACAGAAGTTGCAATGGATGCTTCTAAGAGCGTTACATTGACCAGACCTAATTCCCAGCGACTATTTACATCGAACGCTGGTGATGCGTTCAGCAAAGTGCTCAATGACTTACATGAGCAATGCTTAAACCATCCACCTAAGTCTTTGGGATTCTATGAATACAGCGCACCACCATTCTGTGACATTTGGGATCGTAAAGCTTGGGCTATGGCAAATCCAAGCCTTGGATATTTAATTCCTGAAGAAGCCATCGAAGAAACGATTGCAACATCGACAATGGAAGCGGCGAGAACCGAAACTCTTTGTCAATGGATTTCGTCAATCAGCAGCCCGTTCACTCCTGGCTCTTGGGAAGATATATGCGATAGGTCAATGGAGATGAGTCCAGGACCTTTAACAGTCTTTGCCTTTGATATTGACATGAGTA